GGCTGCATGAGTTGTTCCTGTCGAACATGATGCACCTCGGGCTGACGGAGCGCGTGACCCCCCTCCCCCTGCCGGCGACGATTGCGGCGCGGGTGGTGGCCGAAAAAAATATCGTGGCGGACGTGATCTACATCGACGGCTCGCACGACTATGAGGATTGCAAGGCGGACCTCGCAAACTACTGGCCGCTTCTGCGCCAGGGCGGGATTTTGTTCGGGGACGACTACCAGGCGTGGCCCGGCGTGACGCGCGCGGTGGACGAGTTCTGCGACGCGCGCGGGCTGCACGGCGCGGCGGTGCGCCGCTCGGGCAAGTTCGCCTTCGGCAAGGGCCGCGGCGTGGAGGGCATCTCGTGAAGTACTACTGCATCACCCTCGCCGAGACGCCCGAGCGCACCGAGCACGCCCGTGCGCAGGCGGCGAAGGCCGGCATCGAGCTCGACTTCATCCAGGGCATCTTCGGCAAGACCATGCAGGTCAAGTCCGAGATACCGATGCACTCGGACTACTTCGTGACGCGCGGCGCGACGTGTCTGGTGCTCTCGTGGCACATCGCGTGGCAGATTGCGTGGCGCGAGGGGCACGAGGAGTTCGTGATCTTCGAGGATGATTTCATCCTGCCGGACAATTTCCAAGAGCGCTGGGCGCAGATACGCTCGGAGATCCCGGAGTGGTGCGACCTCGTGTATCTGAATTCCTGCTGCACGCACCATAAGCCGGCGAAGAAGGAGTCGGCGAATCTGTGGGAGATCAAGTACCCGCTTTGCACGGCCGCCATCTGGCACCGCCGGCGCGCGGTGCCGACGTTGCAGGCATACACGAAGCCCGCGAACACGCCGGTGGACATCCTGCTCGAGTGGTACGCGCTGCCGCACCTGCGAGTGCTGACGGCGGTCCCGCCGCTGGTGTCGCAGGCGACGCAGGATTTGGAAGTGCCGATGCCCTCGACCATCCACATGTGAGGAGACGATGAATGCTAAAGCCAAGCGACGTCGCGCTGTTCCAGAAGCGCCTCGACAAGAAGGCGCCGGTGAAGCCGCAGCCGCCCGAGCCGCCGAGGGGTGGCGCGAGGCCTGCGCCGCCGCCTCCATCCGGGAAGAAGGCACCCTAGTACTGTCGGAGCGGCTGCCGGCGGGGCGCTTCGTGCGCCTCGAGGTGCCGTGCGCGCCGATGCTGCCGTGCAACCCGTCGGTGGCCGTGGGCCCGGGCGGCGAGCTGCGGTGCCTCATCCGCGCCGTGAACTACGAGCTCGGCGAGGAGGACGGCATCTGGTTCCGTGGCGACCCGGCGCCGAATACGGTCAACTGGATTGCCGACATCGGCGACGACCTGGCGCCTGGCCGGATGTTCCGGGTGGACGACGCCGCGCAGCGGGCCTCGCGGCTGCCGTGCCGCGACGGCCTTGAGGACGGGCGGCTGTTCTGGTTCCGCGGCCGGTGGCGCTTCACGGCCTCCGGGCTGCATCACGGCCCGCGGGTGCGCACGACGATGGCGCTCTGCGCGCTGGACGAGGGCGGCACGCGGGTCGAGGAGCTTGAGTTCTTGCAGAGCCCGCACGGCCGGGAGATGGAGAAGAACTGGATGCCGCGCGCCGAGGAGGGGCGGCTGTCGTTCGTCTACATGCACCACCCCTCGGAGTCGTACACGCTCTGGCCCGCGCGCGGCCGGCTGTGGCTGGGGTCGTGCCCGCCGCTGCACGGCTGGTCTGGCGGCTCGCAGGTCATCCCACACGGCGGGGCGTGGCTTGGGGTGGTGCACCAGCGCCGCAAGGAGCGCAACCGGGTGTATTACGCGCACCGGCTGGTGCGGTACGACGACAACCTGGAGCCGGTGCACGCCGGGCGGGAGTTCTACTTCCTCGGGCGGCAGGTGGAATTCTGCGCCGGCCTTGCGGAGCACGGCGGCGGCTTCGTGCTCTCGTTCGGGGTGAAGGACCGGGAGGCGTGGCTGGCGCGGCTCACGCCGGCCGAGGTTGGGGCGCTTTTGGGCTGACAATGGGGATAGGCTTTAATCGGCACGGGTAGCCATTCCATGTACAACGCGGACGGGTCATTGATCGAGCAGAGCGAGGCCGCCCTCGGGGTGGTCGAGCCGATGGACGACGCCGACCTCGAGGCGCTGGTCGGCGGCGAGCTGACGGACGCCACCTCGTTCATCGACGCGGAGCTCTCCCCGGTCCGCGCGCGTGCCATCCAGTACTACCGCGGCGAGCCCTTCGGCAACGAGGAGGAGGGGCGCTCGCAGGTCGTCTCGACCGACGTGCGCGACACCATCAACGGCATCATGCCGTCGCTGATGAAGGTCTTTTTCGGCTCGAAGAAGATTGTCCAGTTTGCGCCGCGCAACCCGGAAGACGTGGCCGCCGCCGAGCAGGCGACCGACTACATCAACCACATCTTCCAGAACGACAACAACGGCTTCCTGGTCTGCCACTCGGTCTTCAAGGACGCGCTGCGCGGCGCGCTCGGCGTCGCGAAGTACGTCTGGGAGGAGAAGGTCGAGGTCAAGACCGAGTATTTCACCGGGCTTGATGACTCGGCGCTGACGGTGCTGCTCTCGGAGCCGGACGTGGTGGGCAGCGCCATCTCTGCGATGGACGACCCGTCGTACCAGCCGCCGGTGGACCCGATGACGGGCGCGCCGGTGGTGGACCCTGCGACGGGCCTGCCGCCGCCCGCGCCGCAGATTTACTCGGTCGAGCTCAAGCGCGAGTTCAAGCACGGCCGGGTGCGCATCGAGGCGATCCCGCCGGAGGAGTTCCTCATCGACCGCCGCGCGCGCTCCGTCGAGGACGCGACGCTGGTGGCGCACCGCCGGATGATGCGCGTCTCCGACCTCGTGGCGCTCGGCTACGACAGGGATGAGGTCGAGGCGCAGATGGGCGTCTACGAGCTCGACACGAACGACGAGTACCTGGCGCGCAACCCGTATGCGCAGTCCTACGGCCCGGGCGGCACGCAGGACGACAAGCGGGTGCTCTACTGCGAGGCCTACATCCGGGTCGACTACGACAAGGACGGCATCTCGGAGCTGCGCAAGATCTGCACCATCGGGCCGTCGTTCAAGATGGTCATGAACGAGCCGTGCTCGCACTCGCCGTTCGCGCTCTTCTGCCCGGACCCGGAGCCGCACGCGCTCATCGGGCTCTCGATGTTCGACATGACCGCCGACCTGCAAAAGATCAAGTCGGCCATCATGCGCAACATGCTCGACTCTTTGTCGCTCGCCATCCACCCGCGGGTGGGCGTGGTCGAGGGGCAGGTCAACATGGACGACGTGCTGAACACCGAGGTGGGCGGCGTCATCCGTATGCGTCAGGCCGGCGCGGTCCAGCCGTTCGCCGTGCCGTTCGTGGGCCAGGCCGCCTTCCCGATGCTGGGCTACCTCGACGAGGTACGCGAGACCCGCACGGGCATGAGCAAGGCCGCGATGGGCCTCGAGGCCGACGCGCTCCAGAGCACCACCCGCGCGGCGGTCGCCGCGACGGTCAGCGCCGCGCAGCAGCATCTTGAGCTGATCGCCCGGATCTTCGCCGAGACCGGGATGCGCGCCCTGTTCAGGGGCATTCTCAAGCTCGTCGTGGAGAATCAGGATCGAGCGCGGGTGGTGCGCCTTCGCAACCAATGGGTGCCGATTGACCCTCGCTCCTGGAACGCCGACATGGACGTCGAAATCGACGTCGCGCTGGGCGGCGGCACCGAGGAGCAGCAGGTCTCTGTGCTGACCGCTATCGCCCAGAAGCAGGAGCAGATCCTGCAAACGATGGGGCCGCAGAACCCGCTCGTGACGCCGCAGCAGTACCGCAACACCCTGGCGCGGCTGGTGCAGGTCTCTGGCTTCAAGAACGCCGACGAGTTCTTCTCGAACCCGGCGCTAATGCCGCCGCAGCCGCCCCCGCCGCCCCCGCCGCCCGACCCGGCGATGATCCTCGCCGAGGTGGAGCGCCAGAAGATCATGGCGGACATCCAGAACAAGCAGGCCGAGCTCGAGCTCAAGCGCCAGCAGATGCTGCTCGAGGATGACCGCGCGCGCGACAAGCAGGAGGCGGAGATGATGCTGCGCGCCTACGAGATCCAGCTCAAGAGCGGCACCGCGGTGGACGTCGAGAGCATCAAGGCGATGATGGCCGAGCCGCGCGTGGCGAGCCCGAGCGTGCAGCGCCCGGTGATACCGGAGATTGTCCCGTTTGAGCCGCCGCCGGTTGCGCCGATGGCGCCGCCGGTCGGGTGATGGGCGATGCAGGAGCTGATTGTCCCGGCGCCGCCTAATCCGAATCTGGCGCCGCAGGCATATTTCCCGCAATACCATAATCAGCTGAACAACCAGTTGAGGCTCTACCTCAACACCTTGGCGAGCAACCAGCGCGAGATCGTCGAATTCATCAACAGCCTGACGAACTTGAACCTACTCAGCAAAAACAACTTCGACGCATTCGGGCGCCTTCGCGTCTCGCAGCCGTTCACGCTGTTCGACAGCCAGAACCGCTACGCGGCGGACCCGTCGTTTGATACATCGTTGACTGGCTCGGGGACATCGACGTTTCTCGCCAACGAGTCGTCGGTCAGCCTCGCCGTGACCACGGCGTCTGGCGACAAGGTGATCCGGCAGACGAAGCGGTACTTCCCGTACCAGCCTGGAAAGAGCCTGTTGGTTCTTTCGACCTTCGTGATGGCCGCGGCAAAGACCGGCCTGCGGCAGCGTGTCGGGTACTTCGACGCCAACAACGGTGTATTCCTGCAGCGTAACGACGCGGAGCTTTCGCTCATCGTGCGGACGTACACGAGCGGATCTCCGAGCGACACGCGCAAGGTCGCGCAGTCTTCGTGGAACGGGGACAAGCTCGACGGCAGCGGTGCTAGCGGGATAACGATTGACACCACCAAGGCACAGATCATGTTCATGGACTTCGAGTGGCTCGGCGCCGGCTCGGTCAGGTGTGGGTTTGTCATCGACGGTCAGTACATCACGGCGCACACGTTCGACAACGCCAACGAGGTGACATCAGTCTATACCCAGACTGCCACGCTGCCGCTGCGAATCGAGATCGAGAACACGGCCGCGACCGCGAGCAGCTCGAACATGAAGCAGATCTGCTCGACGGTGATCTCTGAGGGCGGCTATGAGCAGACCTCTGTCGAGCGCGTGGCCCGAAGGTCTACGACGCTCACCGGAATCGGGACATCGTTCGTTCCGTTGGTGTCGATCCGGCTCGCGTCCGACTCGCTCGGGGCGGTGATTTTGCCAAAGCAGGTGCGCGTGCTTCCGATTGCTAACGGAGAGTACGAGATAGCGCTGATCAGGAACGCGACGCTCACCGGCGCGTCCTATGACACGACGACCTTTGCCAGCGTGGACTTTGATGTGACCGCGACCGCCATGTCTGGCGGGGACATTGTTCTGAATGAATACGCCACGGCGAGCAACCAAGCCGGCGTGCAAGCGCAGAACGACTTGCTCTACAACTTTGATATGCAACTCGGCGCGACCATCGCCGGGACGAGTGATGTCTACACGGTCGCCGTCAGGATCTTGAGCGGCACCGGGTCTGCCATCGGTTCATTGGCCTTTTATGACTTGTCGGAATAGGTGACGCATGAGCAACGCATTCATGGGGCAGCGCCAGTCGGCGTCGCCGTTTGGCTTCGGCGGCTTCGGCGGCTATCAGCAGCCGCAGCCGTACAGTCCGTTCTCGGGCGGGTATGGCGGCGGAACGGACGGCTACGGCACGACCTTCGGCGGCTACGGCATGGGCGGTGGTGGCGGGTACGACATGGGCTATGGCGGCTCGCCGCTGTTGCCGCCTCCGCAGCCGACGGTGAACGACCTCTTCTCGCAGTACTTCTCGCAGCAGTACTACGGCGGCCCGGCCTTCAACCCGTTCGCGGCGACGTCGTTCTTCGGCGGCGGGTATGGCGGTGGCTTCGGGTTTGGCGGTGGCGGTGGCGGCCGCATGGGCCGCGGCGGCCGTCGCCGGATGCGCCCGCAGCCGATGCCGGTGCAGGATGACATGATGTACGCCGGCGGCACGCCAGGGTTCTACCAGAATCAGGGACTGACCGACATGCGCGCCAGGTTGCCGGACAGCATGATGCAGCCCGCCACCATCGGCGCGCCGCCCCCGCGGCTGTCGCAGCTCTTCGCGAGCGAGTTCAGCCCGATGCAGTACAGCGGCCCGCAGGAGCAGCTGATGGTGCAGCCGGCGGTGGCGCCGGCCGCGCAGGGCATCGAAACCATCATGCCGGTGCCGGTGCAGGAGGCTCCGGTGGATATGGCGCCCGCATACCCCCAGGCTCCGTACATGCCCCCAATGGTCGAGCCGGTGTATGCTCCGTCTGCGCCGTCATTCTTCGATGACGCATTCTTGACCAGAGGAAACAGGAGTATGTACAGATGAAGACCGGACTCTACGCGAACATCAACGCCAAGCGCGCGCGGATCGCCGCCGGCAGCGGCGAGAAGATGCGCAAGCCTGGCGCCAAGGGCGCCCCGACCGCTGCGGCCTTCAAGGCCTCGGCGAAGACGGCCAAGAAGCGCAAGTGAAGACCCCCGCCTGGCAGCGCTCCGCCGGCAAGAACCCCCGCGGCGGGCTGAACGCTGCCGGGCGGGCGTCGTACAAGCGCGAGACGGGCGGGACGCTGAAGGCGCCCGTGAAGGGCGCGCCGAGCTCGCCGGATGAGATGCGCCGCAAGGGTTCGTTCCTGACGCGCATGGGCTCGATGCCGGGCCTCTTGACGGACGAGCAGGGCGACAAGACGCGCCTCAAGCTGAGCCTTGAGGCGTGGGGGCACCGTGGAGACAAGGCCAGCGCCGTCGCCAAGGGGCGGCGGTTGTTGGAGCGATACCGCAAGCAGAAGGAGAACCGCTGATGCCGAGCAAGTCTGCCGCGCAGGCGCGCCTCATGGCCGCCGCTGCGCATGACCCCGCCTTCGCCAAGAAGGTCGGCGTCCCGGTGAAGGTCGCCAAGGAGTTCAACAAGGCCGACAAGGGCGGCAAGCTCCTGCGCAAGAAGCGCCCGAAGACTGGGCTTCTTGCTTGACGGAGCGCAACCCGTACATCGACTCCGGCAAGGGGGCGCAGGCTAGGGAGCTGCTCGAGAACCCCATTCTGGTCGAGGCCTTCGCCGAGCTCGAGCGCGAGTACCTGAAGGCCTGGAGGCAGAGCAAGCCCGCCGACCAGGAAGAGCGCGAGCGGCTGTGGCTCGCGGTCGGAATCTTGGCCGAGATCCAGCGCCACCTGCGTGTGGTCGTGGATAACGGCGTCATCGCCAACCGAGACATCGACAAGCTGTCCGGCCGGCGGTGAATAATGGAGACATGAGCACTACCGGCACGGGTGTACCCCCGGGAAGCGTACAGTCCACGACCGATGCATTCGAGCAGATGCTCGCCGCCGAAGACGGCGAAAACGAGCAGCCCGAGGCGGAGGCCGTGGAAGCAGAGGAGCCCGAGTTGGCGGCGAGCGAGTCCGTCGATGAGGGTGAGCAGACCGAAGGCGAGGAGGATGCCGAAGAGGCGCCCCAGCCGGGCCAGACTTTCCGCGTCAAGGTTGACGGGGAAGAGGTCGATGTCCCGCTGGATGAGCTGCTGAAGGGCTACTCCCGCACCGCGGACTACACGCGCAAGACGCAGGCTATCGCCGAGGCCCGGAAGCAGGCAGCGGCGGAGGCGGCGGCGGCGCGGGAGGAGCGGCAACGGTATGCGCAGACCTTGGCGGCCCTGGAGGGCACGCTCAAGCAGCTGCAACCGCCCGAGATTGACTGGGATCGCCTCTACCAAGAGAACCCGGTCGAGTGGGTGAGACAGCGCGAGCTGGTCCGGTCCAGGCAGGAGCAGGCGGCGTGGGTGCAGGCCCAGAAGCAGGCTCTGGTGGAGCAGCAGCAGGCCGAAGAGAAGGCGGAGGCCGAGAAGACACTCGAGGCCGAACGCGCGAAGCTCTTGGAGGCCATGCCAGAGTGGCGCGACGCAGACAAGGCGCGCGCCGAGAAGGCGAAGATCGTCGAGTATGCCACCGAGAAGCTCGGTTTCACGACCGAAGAAATCTCGGACATCTACGACGCCCGTGCCGTCCTGGCGCTGCGCAAGGCGATGATGTTCGACGAGCTGATGAGCAAGCGCGATCAGATGCGTCCGAAGATCATCCAGAGGGCCAAGCCCATGCGGGCCGGCTCTGCATCCACGCCACAGTCATCCAAGGTCGTCGCATCGAAGGCCGCTCTTTCAAGACTCGCAAATAGTGGCAGCCACAGAGATGCGGCCGCCGTGTTTGAACAATTCTTGGAGTGATTTCAAATGTCCCAGACTAGCAATACCTTCGATACCTTTGCCGCCAAGGGTATCCGCGAGTCCCTCTCGAACGTGATCTACAACATCTCGCCGGAAGAGACGCCGTTCATGTCGAACGTCGGCCGCGAGAACGTGAAGAACACGTACTTCGAGTGGCAGACCGACTCGCTCGCCGCCGCCTCGACGACCAACGCCCAGATCGAAGGCGACGACGTGTCGTCCTACGACTCGACCGCCGCGACCGTCCGCATCGGCAACTACACCCAGGTCAGCCGCAAGACCCTCATCCTCTCGGGCACGCTCGAGTCGGTGGATAAGGCCGGCCGTCGCTCGGAGCTGGCCTACCAGCTCGCCAAGCGCTCGGCCGAGCTGAAGCGTGACATGGAGAGCATCTGCCTCACCAACCAGGCGGCCGCTGCCGGCTCTGCTGGCGTGAGCTCGGCGCTCCGCAAGACGGGCTCGCTGCTCGCCTTCCTGAAGTCGAACTCGGACAAGGGCACGGGCGGCGCCGATCCGGTCTACACGAGCTCGCCGACGGCGACCCGCACGGACGCGACCGACGCCAACCTGCGCACCTTCACGGAGACGATCCTCAAGAGCGTCATCCAGAAGGTCTGGGCCGCCGGCGGCACCCCGAAGGTGCTGATGGTGGGCCCGGTCAACAAGCAGCGCGTGTCGGGCTTCGCGGGCATCGCGGAGATCCGCCGCGAGGTGACCGGCAACCGTCAGGCGACCATCATCGGCGCGGCCGACGTCTACGTTTCCGACTTCGGCAACGTGAACGTGGTCCCGAACCGGTTCCAGCGTGAGCGTGATGCCTTCGTGCTCGACCCCGAGTACGCGAGCATCTCCTTCCTCCGTCCGTTCCAGACGGTGGAGCTCGCCAAGACCGGCGACGCCGAGAAGCGGATGCTGGTGGTCGAGTGGGGCCTCAAGGTCCACACCGAGGCCGCGCACGGCATCGCCGCCGACCTCACCACGACTTGAGTCGGGTGATGTAAACTCGGGGGCGCCGGCAATCTGGCCGGCGCCCCTTGAGTTGAGGTAACAGATGCAATCGACGGGGAAAAGGCTTTTCGACTTCGACCCGACGACAGGCACCACGAAGTGGTGGCACTACGACGCCGACCGTGACGAGGCGACCATCGAGACCGTCTTCGAGGTCGGCGACATCGTAGAGCAGAACAAGGCCCAGTATGCCGCGACCGATGAGAGGACGCGGTGGGGCGAGTGGAGCAAGGTGGCGTCGATTCCGATGCCGTTGTTCTACAGGCTCAAGAAGGAAGGGATCATCGACGACCCGGCCGCCATGAAGCGCTGGCTCAACGACCCCGAAAATAGATTCTTTCGGACACGGCCGGGGCGCGTATGAGCCGCTCGGTCGCGATCCTGGTCCCGGCACGGGACACGGTGATGACATCCTTCGCCTATGACCTGGCGCGTGCGATGTCGTTTCACACCGCGACAACGGACGACCGAGTGATGCTCTACACGTCGCACGGGACTCTGATCGCCTCTCAAAGGATGGAGCTTGCGCGGCAGGCTCTTGAGGAGAAGGCGGACTATCTCCTCTGGCTAGACTCGGACATGCGGTTCCCGAAGGAAACTATCGGGCACCTTATCCTGCGCGACAAGCCCATTGTGGCCGCTAACTACGCGACGCGCCGGATGCCGGTCAAGCCGGTGGCGATGATGGACAACAAAGGAGAGATCGGGCGCGTGTATACCGCGCCGGACTCCGAGGGCCTCCAGCCGGTGGATTACATCGGCATGGGGGTGATGATGGTGAAGCGCGAGGTTTTCGAGAAGGTGGGGGCGCCGTGGTTCGCCATCCCCTACTCGACCGTCGGGAATCACTACATCGGCGAAGACGTGTTCTTCTGCCGCAAGGCGCGCGAGGCTGGCTACGAGGTTCTCGTGGACCATGATCTCTCGCACCAGGTGAAGCACATCGGGACCTTCGAGTATTCACACGAAGGCGCGTGGGCGATGAAGGAACAGGTGGATGGCCCTCAACTCATACAGCGCGCTTAAGGCTAGCATCGCCGACTGGCTGAACCGGGACGACCTCACGTCGGTCATCCCGGACTTCATCACGCTCTCCGAGTCGCAGCTCGAGCGCCGGCTGCCGGTCCAGAAGATGGTCAAGCGCGCGACCGCCACCATCGACACGCCGTTCTCGGCGCTGCCGTCGGACTTCCTGTCGGCCAAGTCCCTGGTGCTGACGTCCACGGCCCCGGTGCAGCAGCTTGTCTTCTTGACCGAGGACGAGATTGACGCAAAGAAGTACGTCTATCGCACCACCGGCAAGCCGCTTTATTTCGCGCTGGTCGGGAACCAGATTGAGGTGCTGCCGGCGCCGGACACGGGCTACACCGCGGAGCTGACATATGTGGCGACGCTCGCCAAGCTCTCGGACTCCAACGCCTCGAACTGGATCTTGGAGCGCCACCCTGACGTTTATCTCTACGGGGCGCTGCTGCAGGCGGCCCCGTACCTGCGCGACGACGAGCGAGTCGCGGTCTGGTCCACCCTGTACGAGACCGCCATCAACGACATGAACCTGCAGAACGAGCGGGCGGCCTTCAACCAGGGCCGCGCCGTCATGACCGTCAAACCGACGAGGGTTATCCCGTGAGTGCATTTTCCAACTATCTCGAGAACAAGATCCTGCTGCACGTGCTGTCGAACACGGCGTACACGTCGCCGACGACGGTTTACCTGGGCCTGCACACCGCAGACCCGACCGACGCCGGCACCGGCACGGAGGTGAGCGGCGGCTCGTATGCGCGTCAGTCGTTCGCCTCGACCGTCTCGGGCAATGCCGCCTCGAACACGAGCGCGATTGAGTTCCCGACGGCCACCGGGTCGTGGGGTACCATTGGCTGGGTCGCCGTGTGGGACAACCTGACGGGCGGCAACCTGCTGTTCCACGGCGCCCTGACGGCCAGCAAGACCATCGCCTCGGGCGACGTGTTCCGCATCCCGGCGGGCGACCTCGACATCACGCTGGACTGATAGATGGCAGGCTACGGCTCAGGACTATATGGCCGTGGCAACTATGGCATCGACCCGAAGGAGGGCGCTGCCAGCCTAAGCGCGTCGGCGGCGCTGTCGTGCGTCGGCGTGAGTGTGGTACTCGGGGCGGCCGCCATGAGCGGCGCCGCCACGGTGACGGCGGCCGGGGGGCGGGTGCAGCCCGGCGCGGCGGCCATGTCTGCCGCGGCGACGGTAACCGCAGCCGGGGTGCGTGTGGCGCTTGGCGCCGCGGCGATGAGCGCCAGCGGGGCGCTGTCGTGCTCTGGGCAAGTGGTGCTGGTCGGCGCCGCCGCCATGAGCGGCTCGGCGTCGCTATCGGCGGCCGGCGAGCGCGTCGCGCTCGGCGCGTCTGCGATGTCGGCCTCCGCCGCCCTGACGGCGAGCTCCGTCATGGTTGTCAACGGGCAGTCTCTGATGAGCTGCTCGGCGAGCCTCTCGTGCGCCGCGACGCGCGTGCGGCTTGGCGCGGCGGAACTTTCTGCCGCGGCGACGGTCGCGGCGGCCGCCGAGTGCGAGTTCGTCGGCGCCGCCGCGGTGTCTGGCTCGGCGTCGCTGGCCGCCGCCGGCGGGGTGATCCAGAGCGCGGCGTGCGCGGCGTCCGCCTCGGCGGCGCTGGCGTGCGTGGCGCGGCTGAAGTGGGAGAACGAGCCGGACACGGCCGAGAGTTGGGCCCCGCAGGCCGACACGGCCGAGGCGTGGTCCGCCGAGGCCGACACGGCAGAGGCCTGGGCGGCGGTGGCCGACACGGCAGAGACATGGAGCCCGGCGGCAGACACCGCCGAGGCCTGGACAGAGAAAACATATCCGGCCTATCTACAGGCCGCTTGAGGTGAGCAGACATGGCTGACACGACCACCACCAACCTGAGCCTGACGAAGCCGGAAGTCGGCGCATCGGCCGATACCTGGGGCGGCAAGCTCAACACCAACCTTGACACCATCGACGGCGTGTTCGCCGCGGCGGGCAACGGCACGTCGGTGGGCCTCAACGTTGGCACCGGCAAGACGCTGACGGTGGGCGGCACGCAGAACATGTCGGCGCTCACGGCCTCGACGGCGCTGGCGCTCGACTCGAGCAAGAACGTGGTCTCGGTCACGAACACCGGCACCGGCAACAACGTGCTCGCCGGATCTCCCACCCTAACCGGCACGGTGACCGCGGCAGATGTGTCGATGTCCGCCAATTTGACGTTCAGTTCGACCGGCCAGCGCATCACGGGCGACATGAGCAGCGCGACGATTGCCAATCGTCTTGCGTTCCAATCCTCAACGACGAACGGAAACAGCAACGTCACCGCAATCCCAAATGGCACCGCCGTCGGCGCATCGTTTTCTGTCATCAACAACTCCACCCCGACGAACGCATCGCTCGGCGGGGTAACAATCAACTCAACCGAAGTCCGTTTTCAATCGGCCATCACCGGCACCGGCACCTATCTGCCGATGACTTTCTACACCAACGGCGTAGAGCGTGGACGGTTTGACACATCAGGCAACCTCGGCATCGGGACGAGTTCTCCTTCCAACAAGCTGACGGTCAGCAACGCCGGAGCGCAGGGCTTCGAGTTTGACCCCGCAAACGGCATCCTTCAGGTTTATAACCGCTCAACTTCGGCCTATGGAGAATTGCGCCCTTACGGGTCGCTCATACGGTTTTTTACCGGAACTAGTCCTGCGGAATCTATGCGCCTTAGTTCGGCTGGCGGCCTTTCTGTTGGCACGACGACCGACCCCGGCGCGGGCAAACTCATCGTAGCGAATGGCATCGTCTCGACCCGTATTGACCCGCGCGTATCAAGCACGACCTCAACCGCGTCTATCACGCCGGACATCAGCGCATTTGACCAATATTGCGTTACGGCTCAGGCAGCCACGCTTACAATCAATGCTCCGACTGGAACGCCTGTTGATGGAAATAAGCTGACTTTCCGCATACTTGATAACGGCACGAGCCGCACGTTGAGCTGGAACGCCACGTTTACCGCCATCGGAGTGACTATCCCGACCGCTACGACCGCCAACAAGACGACCTATGTGGGCTGCGTTTACAACGCAAACAATGCCCGCTGGGACGTGATCGCCGTCACGACGCAGGCTTAATTGTATGGCAGATCGTTATTGGGTCGGAGGTTCTGGTACTTGGAACACGACCAGCACCACAAACTGGTCAACGTCTTCTGGTGGGTCCAGTGGGGCATCGGTTCCGACCACCTCTGACAACGTAATCTTCGACCAAAATGCCACTTATACCGTCACTCTGACCGGTGCTTTGTCGTGCGCAAACCTTACGGTTTCGCAGGGTACGGTGACATTTGCGCAAGGAACCGCCCCGACGCTTACGGTCGCGGGGACCGCGTTCAACATAAAGTCCGGCACCGTTTGGAGCAGCACCGGTACAGTGACCTTTACGTCTACTGGGTCTGTCACAATCACGACAAACTCGGTCACGCTTAGCTGCGGATTTACGCTTAACGGGGCTGGTGGGACGTTCACGCTCGCTGGCAATCTTACGATTGGCACGACCAGAACCTTTACGCTTACCGCAGGCACGTTAGTGCTGTCTAACAATGTTCTGACTGCTGGCATCTTTAGCAGCAGCAACTCTAATACGCGGTCGATAGATTTCGGCAGCTCTGGCAAGATCGTACTGAACGACAGTAGTGGGGGAACCATTTCCATCCTTTCGATGGTGAATTCCACGAATTTCAGTTACGCAGGAACTTCTCTTATTGAGCTTAACGCGTCCAATGCTGGCGCGACTAAAGACATAAGGCACGGCGGTACAGAAAGCAGCGCGATGAACGTCAGTTGTCTGTCGTCCGTGGCGGTCTCCTACAATCTTGACGGGGTCGTCAAAGACCTGGTGTTGAACGGCACCAATCAATCGCTTGCCATTACTGCGGGATCGGTGATTTATGGAAGCCTGACCAATGTTGGAGGCACGACGGCTTTTACTTCCGGCAGTGCGGCGCTGACCTTTGGTGCCACTAGCGGCACAAAAACGATAAACTCGGGCGGCGCTACGGTAAATTTCCCGCTGACGATAAATGGTTCTGGCGGTACGTTTCAGCTGGCTGCCAACCTCTCGATGCTTTCGACGCGCGCGTTTACGCATACCAACGGCACGCTCGATCTGAATGGAAAGATACTGACTGTAGGTACGCAATACGTTACGGCCAGCGGCACCAAGAACCTGACGTTCAATGGAGGCACCGTAGTCTGCCCTGCTGCAACAACCACCGCCTGGAACAACGCCCAGCCAACAAACTTTACGACAACGGCGGGGACAGGTGCAGGAAAAATTAGCATGACGGCTGCTACCGCCAAGACGTTTGTCGGCGGCGGCTCGACCTACAACTGCACACTATCAAACGACGGGGCCGGTGCGCTGACTATTAGCGGCAGCAACACCTTTACGACGCTTGCCAACGGCGTGCAGCCGACGACCTTTACCTTCACCTCTGGCACGACCCAGACGCTCACCAATTGGAGCATCAGCGGAACAGTCGGCAACCTTGTCACTATCGGCGCGACGACGATATCTGCGGCAACATTGTCAATCGCAAGTGGGACAGTAAGTGCAGACTACCTCAGCGTCTCGTACAGCACCGCGACAGGCGGGGCTTCGTGGTATGCCGGGGCGAACAGCACTAACAGCGGCAACAACACGGGGTGGCAATTTTCTGCCGCCCCGGTTGTGGTTTCTAGCATCAACTTTTTCATGCTTTTTTAATGGGTGTTTTTATGGCCACTGTCACTTGGAACATCTCTCAGCTTGATTGCCTTCCGTACTCCGCCGAAGGCATGGACTATGTTGTCACGGTGCATTGGCAATGCACCGGATATCAAGACTCTGGCGGCACCGTGTATGCCGGAAAGGTATACTCGACTACCTCATTCTCGGTCACGCAGGGGCCGTCCTTTACCCCGTATGCGGACTTGACGCAGGAGCAGGTGCTCGGATGGGTCTGGACCAACGGCGTGGACAAGGCCGCCACAGAGGCTGCGGTGGAGCAGCAGATTGCGAACCAGATCAACCCACCCGTCGTCTCGCCGCCGCTGCCGTGGGTCACGCCGTGATTAACCTTACGCTGACGAAGGATGAGGTCAACGCCATCCTGCAAGTGCTGGGTCAACTGCCCACCTCGTCGGGGGCGTGGCCGCTGATGGTGAAAATCAAGGAGCAGGCAGAGCCGCAGGTCGTGAAGGAGAGCGAGCCGTGAGTTATCCCGTAGATCGCGTCGGCGATGTCGCCGCCGCCGGCAGCGTGACCGCCGCGAGCGTGTCGTGGATGACGCAGGCCAATGAGATCATCTCGCTCATCGCCGGACTCATCGCCATCGCGGCGGGCCTCTTTGCCATCGCGGTGCACCTCAAGAACCTGAGGAAGCCGTGACCGAGCCGTCGTGGCTCACCCGCGCGCGCGCCTTTGTCGGCCTTAAGGAAGTGCCGGGCAAGGCCACCGCGCCGCTCATCAGCAAGTGGCTGGTGATGCTCAAGGCGTGGTGGCGCGACGACGAGACGCCGTGGTGCGGCGTGTTCGTCGCGGCGGTCATGAAGCTCGAGGGCTTCGACCCGCCGCCGGCGTGGTACCGTGCGCGGGCGTGGCTCGACTTCGGCGACCCGCTCAAGGAGCCCGCCCTCGGCTGCGTCGCGGTCTTCGCCCGCGGCGGCGCGGGGCACGTCGGTTTTGTCGTCGGCAACGACGAGGCCGGTCGGCTGATGGTGCTCGGCGGCAACCAGGGCAACGCCGTGACCGTCGCGCCCTTCGACCGCGCGCGCGTCATCGGCTACCGCTGGCCCACCACCAACATCGCGCCGGGCGGCCCGCTGCCGCTCGTCGCATCCCGCGGGGCGAAGGCCTCGCACAACGAAGCGTAGGAGAGAGAGCATGAACGGAGAGCAGATCGCGGGCATCGTCCGCGCCATCGTGGCCGCGGTTGGCGGTTACCTGGTGGGCAAGGGCCTCGCCGACGCCGAGACCGTCGCCGCCGTGGCCGGCGCCGCCGCGACCATCGCGGCCGCCGTCTGGTCGGTGCTGTCGAAGAAGAAGCCCGAGGCGGCGTGAGGCTCTGGCTGGGGGCCGGGCTGGCGCTTGCGCTAGTCGCCCTCGGCTGGGGCGGGTACCGGGCGGCCTACCAGGGCGGCTATGAGGCCGGCTCTGGGGCCGCCCGGGCAGAGTGGCGCCTCGAGCGGGCAAGGGCCGCAGAGGCCGCCACAGAGGCCCTGGCGAAGGAACATGGCAGGCACCTGGAGGTGGAGCGTGGATTGTCGGAGAGGCTGGACGCCGCTGACCGCCGTGGCCGCGAGCTTGCTCGCCGGCTGCGTGACGCCCGCGCCGCCCCCGGC